TTACTCTCGCCGCTGTGCTTCACGAAGAGCACGGGTTCTCCCGGCACGTCGTACATCGTGTACTCGACGACGTCTTTCTTGTTAGTCTTGAGGTGACCAAAGTCTGGCATATTGATCTTGTACCATGTCTCAGATCAATAAAGCAAGGGCTTAGATCGCAGCAGTGATCGTGATCCTGATATTGCCGTCAGTGGGGAACGTCTGCTGCGTCGGCAGACCTTCGTCACCGATGATGACCGCGTCGTAGTCACCAGATATGTCCGTGTCTCCTGCTGCCCAGGAGTAGCTCGCGTTTCCACTCGCGTCGCCGGTCGCTGTTCCCTCGATGATCAACTCAGTATTCACGTGGTGGACCATGCGAAACTTCAGCGTTGCGAATACCGTGAAGTCTACGGGACCTTCGCTGTGGAAGAAATGACGCTGGAATATCGGTAGTAGTTCTCCCTGACGCATGATAACCTCCTGCACGTGACCCACGCCCGCATACCACACATTTCTGGTAAGGTCACGATGATAGAGAATTCTACCGCCAGAGTACCACACTGGTTCTGGAATGTATAGATCGGTGACAGTAACTGCGACTGCGTCTGAAGATCCATCAGCTGTGCCAATCGACTCGGCGAGTGCTGTTCCCTGCGCCGAGGCTGCCGACGTTCCTGCAGAACTACCACTAGACGATACCGTAGAGCTTCCAGACCCACTTCCACCGGAGGAACCTCCAGCAGTACCCTGCGAGGACACGACCGCAGTACCCTGGGCTGTCGCAGCTGAGCTACCAGAAGAACTACCAGATGTTTGAATGACGGATTGACCGCTCGCGCTAGCTGATGAAGTTCCAGAAGAGGATCCACCAGATGCAGCCGTCGACTGTCCGGTTCCACCAGCTGTGGAGGATCCAGCAGACGATCCACTCGACTGCGCTGTCGACTGTCCTGTTCCGCTAGCTGTGGAAGATCCTGCCGCCGTACCACTCCTCTGAACGATCGCAGCACCAGTCGCAGCCGCTGCAGAAGAACCTGAAGAAGTTCCTGAGGAATCACCAGACTGGTCAGATGTCGCAGCTGCGCTGGATGAACCAGTCGCCGTACCTGAGGCTACTGCGGTGGACTGGCCAGTGGCCGACGCGGATGCAGAGCCAGAAGCTGAGCCACTCGAGACCGCTGTGGACTGGCCGACGCCTGTAGCCGTCGCCGTACCCGTCGCCGAACCATCCGAGACGGCTGTAGACTGCCCTGTGGCGCTCGCAGATGCTGCGCCGGTCGCTGTACCCGACGACACCGCCGTAGACGCGCCTGTCGCAGCCGCAGAGCTTCCACCCGCTGCCGCACCAGATCCTTCTAATACGGCCTGACCGGTCGCAGCAGCAGCAGATGTTCCCGCAGCTGAGCCGGATGACACCGCAGTAGACTGACCTGTCGCTGCTGCGGTCGCAGAACCAAACGCTGAACCGGAGGATACTGCGGTCGACGATCCGGTCGCAGCGGCAGAAGACGTTCCAGCTGCTGATCCAGACGATACGGCCGTCGATTGACCAGTCGCAGCTGCGGAAGATGTTCCTGCAGCTGAGCCGGATGATGCAGCGGTAGAAGATCCAGTGGCGGTTGTGCTCGCAGAACCAGACGCTGAGCCAGACGATTCTGAGGTCGATGATCCGGTAGCGGACGCCGTTGCTGATCCTGAAGAAGTGCCGCTGGCAGTCTGTTCTTGGATGATGATCCAAGCGGCATGATAGTCAGACGAAACAGCGATGGTGATATCGTAGGACTGGGTGCTGTTCGTGGTCGTCTGGACTTTAGAGGACGACGCGATACACGAACCAGAAGTCGTCGTGCCGATCTCAGCGTATTGGCTGGTCGCCCAAGAACCGTTCGTGCCGTCGGTATCCTCGGCAGAGATACTATTCGATGTACCTGCTTCAATGAAGAATGCTGCGAGGATCAACTCGCCGACGTTCACGGTAGAAGATGCACCAGTCGTCAGCGCCGTACCAGTCGCGCCAGCCGCCTTCGCTCCACTGGTGCGGACAGTCGGCGTGATGCCGTTAGTGCTCTTGACTTCGGTAAGCGTCCAAGTCTTCGCGGTAGGCGAAGATCCGAAGTTTACCGTGATGACTGTCCCGGTCTGAAGTGTGCCGACTGCTTGATCTGTGGTGTAGAACGAGCCCTGAACACCAGCAGAGGCAGCACCGTTGTCAAACACAACTTTCGTATTCGGTACGAGATTCCACGTGTTGCCGATAGAATCTGTTACCGAAGATATATCGTTCGTCGAACCACCGCTTGAGGAGTTATCTGCAGAGATGCAGAGCACGGCCCTAGCACCCGCTACGAAGTTCGAGGCAGGCGACAGCGTGAAGGACGTAGCGCTCGTGTTATGAGTGCCAGTCCCTCTGTTGGTGGCCGACAGCGTCACGTTCGAGTCCTTTCACCGGCCTGTGAGCCGGTAGGCTCTTACGCCTCGCTGATGGTGGTTGCAGTGCTGAGCTGCGGAGTCACACCGTTGCCGCAGACGATTGTCGGAGAGATTGCTCCTCCGTAGAGGAGTTCACCGGATGCACCGGACGAATCTGTACCGATGCCGAAGAACGACATCGTACCTGAGCCGCCAGTGCCAGCCGGGAAGGTGATGGCACCGTTCGGAATGACGCTCGATCCGCTGACGGTCCAGCCGGAAGACGAACGCGCCTTCGCCACCCGGGCATACGACGTGTACGCGATCTCGCTAGCCGTCTGATCAGCAGCTTCCTCTGTTGGATCTGCTGTATGCCCAGAGACGTAGAGTGAGCCGGCTGTTCCAGAACCGACGAGACCAGTAGCGTCGCCGATGCGTGCGAACGTTGTGTTGTTGAAGAGTAGGAGAAGAAGACCATTCTCCCAAACATCTGTCTTACCGGAGATTGCAGTCATCTGACAACGCCCTTTCCCTTGAGGAAGTCAAGAAACGAGATATCTGCCTGCTCACGTTCCTTGTCTCGCTTCTGTAGCTCAGCGTTGACAAGACGAAGCATACCGTCGACGACTCGCGGATTCGTCATCGAGCGTTGATCATGCTTCTCGAGATGCGACTTGACAGCTTCGAGCTCGCTGTAGGACCGACTCGGCATCTGCTGAATCAAGGTCTTGATGAGAGGATGATCGTAGTCCGGCGGAGCCAGACCTGGATCATGCTCCTTGAGCTTCTGCTCGGTATTGGTCGCGACGAAGTTTCGCAGCTTCTTGAAGCTGACGGGTTCGATGTACCCTGTGACTATTCTGCTCACGGCGCTACCCCGAGCAGGCGGAGAAGTTCCGTCTGATCGATAGGATTGCCGTCCTTGTCGAGCGCTTGGCCGACTGCCGACGCACCGCTCTCGCCGGTGTTCTTCTTGAACACGATCGGCTGGATCTTGGCATTGACGACGCCCTGAACCAGCGGATTTCCATCCTTGTCGTAGTCTGACATAGTCACGTCCTTACGCTGAGGGTAGGTACGGGAAGCACGACACGCTGAGGCTCGTACCGAGCGTCGCGTGCTGGAACGCCATCGACTTCATCGAAATCGTAACCGTCTGATTGACGGGGAATTCCTTGTCGCCGCCCTCGACAGTCATCGCCGGAATGTCGAGAAGGAAGCCACCGTCGTCGTTGCGAATCGCAGCTTCCATCGTGACTGTCGAGTTCGCGCGCATCGCATCGATCACGCCAGAGCTGGTGAATAGAACGCTTGCGTCGACCTCTACGTCGAAGAGTCCAGCATTCATGTACTTGCCGCCGAGGGTCGCCAGCACCTTCTCTGCGGTGACGTTGTTCTTGACGGTGACCGACATCTGCTTGATGTCCGTGGTCAGACCGGTCTCGTCAGCACCCGTGACGCGCAGTCGGAGGAAATCCACCGACGTGTTGTACATCCCGGTAGCGATCGGCGGAATGGCGGTTGACGCACCCGTCGCGCGGGTGAGCGTCGGTGCGTCACAGTCTGTACCGACGAAGTTGCAACGCATCGTCGCCTTGTTCGCGGTCTGGAAGTCGTAGGTGATCTCGTTGCAGAAGTTGCCCTTCGCGTACTCATACTTGTCCACACCTGGCGTGTCGCCGAGATTCTCGTAGGCGAGCTCGAAGTGGTAGGTACGCTCCAGATAGTCGGCGTGGTCGACCGCCACGTTCCGGACGAACTGTCCGAAGAGAACGTAGATGTCCTTGCCAGTGCCGGGATCGTCGACGAATACCGTCGACTTCTTGTCGAGAGTGAGTGTCGTCGCAGACTTCGCCATGACGCGAGCGAAGCCACGATCAGATGTGTTGGCGAAGCTGTGCGTGCCACCAGACGTGTCGCCGATCCAGATGAACTGGCCGACCTGCACGAGCGCACCGACAGCCGTGGTCCAGTCGAACGCAGTCGAGACCAGATTTCCCGACACGATCGTGAAGTCAGAGGTCGCACCCTGGACGCCAGCGATCTCAACAGTGGCACCAGTCGGTGCAGTCGCCTCGGCGACGAGGCCAGACGTCTTGATCTCTATGCTCGTCGAAGAAGAACCGACGACCTTCAGGCCGTTGTTCGCAGGATTCGCGAAGCCACGCGCGTAGATGAGAGTTCCCGCTGCGAGAGCGCCGCCAGACGCGACAGTGTAGCCGGTCGCCGTGACAGCCGTCGGGCTGAACACTGTACCGCCCTTGAAGCTCGAGAACAGAAGGCCCTCGAGGAACATCTTCATGTGATCGTACGTAACGTCAGCTTCGAACTCGACGCTCGAGTCGAGATCCGTGAGCGCACCCTTGCGGCGCTGACGATTCTTGCTGATCGGCTCGCGCGTCAGCTTCGTGAGAGTTGGTCCGAACTTGCCGATGGTCGTCGGCTCGATCGTCTTCCAACCAGAAGTCGGCTGCACACCGAGAGAAGACTCGGTCGCGACCTGAAGCGTCGTGTTGTTAGTGAGTACGCGACCCATGGTTGCTCTCCTTAGTGCGTTTCATAATAGGTCACAGGCGAGATCACAGCCACTTCATACCACCGACCATCGCTCCCTACAGGCACGGCTCTCACGCCTCCTGCAGGATCGATGCCGTCAAAGGCCCTACCCTCGAACACAGCTCTGACCGAGTCTACGAGAGCCGCAGCCCGAGCCATACCCTCGTCACGCGGTACGTAGAGGTGTACCCAGACAGCAGCGTCTCGGAGCCACTGTGCCTGTCCTACGCCTCCAAGAGTATGCTGGGATGCGTCTACCGGGCGCAGCACTACACGTGCCCAGGCGTCGGTGGGTTGAGGGGGTTCCTTGAATTTCTCATTCTCGAAGCAATACGAGACCGTCGGCTGAAGAATCTCCCACTGAGATTTCCAGCGCTGACAAACTGCCTCGTATGCTTCAGCTTCAGTCACCTGAACTTTTCCTGTGCGTCGTTCACAGCTCGTGTGACAGCTGCTTCAATGAATCCGGCGGCTGCCTGCGGACTATATCCGTAGTTCAGCCGCCTGATGTATGGTGCGTTATTGGTGAGAAAGACCGCGCCCTGCGACAGCGTGTATCCGTGAATAGCTAGCTGACCAGCTTCCTGAGGACCGTAGTCGATCTCAGGTTTCTCGCCAGCTACGTCCTGACTAGGTTCACCGATCGAGAGAATCCAGGAGGCGGAGGCGAAGCCGGTCTTTACCGGGGTACCGCCCTCTTCTGGAGGCGCCGTGAGATTAGAGAGCGATTTCAGCATGATGTGCTTGACCACTCCCTCGATTGTCCGTTCGAGTTCTCCACGAACCACAGACGGATCAGAAGTGATCAGGACAGACACTTACTCTCGCTTTCTAGACTTCCCCTTCGGCTTCTCGTCGACAGGCTTCACCGCGCCGCTGTAGAAGGCGACCGCTTCAGGAGAATTATCTCCATCCCTGAAGTGGCTGATGGCGCGATTCCTGAACCACATCTCGACGTCAGACTGCTGAACGCCGAGTTCTTTCCAGGGAATCTCCTCAGCGACACCATACGTCAACCCTTCTACGATCAGTGCTGTTCTTGCGAACACTGGTCGTGAAGGGTCGAAGAAGCGCTTTGCGATCGAGCCGAACACGGACTTAGACCGTCGACATCATGTCGGTGAGGAAGATGCCCATGTCCGCCGCGACGATGTGGTGAACGTAGGTCGACTCGATCTCGATGATGTCCGAGTGGACCGACTCGTCACGCCACTTGAGAATGCGCGTGCCGTTCTTGTTTCCGGCGTACTGCTGCCAGGTGATCGTACGACATGCCGTCGGCGTCTCGATGCCGACAGTCGCGTCGCGATACATCAGCAGGCCCTGGTCCTTGAAGATGTAGTCGCCGACCATCGTGTTGCCGTGACCAGCCGTGTTCTCGACAGCGCCGAGAACCACGAGATCCTCGATCTCGAACAGCTGGGCGACGAGCTGACGCGTCACCTTCGCCGGGTTCACACTGGTCGAACCACCCGTGATGCGGTCGATGATCTGCTGGCACTTCTTCAGTGCGCGCCAGACCGGCTGACCGATCGCGAGAACGTTCGGCGTGTAGCCGGTGAGCTTCTCCATGATCGTCTTCATCTCTTCGACGTCGTCGATCGGAGTCGCTGATGCATGGTCCCACTGACGGAACGTCGAGCTGCCGGTGATGGCAGACGCCGACGAGTTGCCGGTGAGGTCCGTCGTCCACTTGCCGGTGCCCCAGAAGGCGTTCTTGAACGACTTCTCGCGCTGCATGAGCGCCGCACGCGTGACGAACTTCGCCGCCGTGCGATCGCTGTTGAGCGGAGTGTCCTCGTTCGCACGAACCTGGTCGTCGATGTCCTTGCCGACTGCCCAGAGGTCGCAGAGGAACGAGCGCTGCGAGACGCCGTATCCCTGGCGAATCGCCGGGGCGCCGACGCCGCGCTGCTTCATGATGTCGCTGAACCAGTATTCCTTGTTCAGGACGTAGTAGAGGTTCGACTTCTTGTCAGAAGTCATGATCGGAGCCAGGTTGTCGGCCTGGAACTTCTCGAGACTCTGCATGAACGCGACGCTCATGTTCGTGAGCGGTCGGTTGACGTGGAGATCGCTCGGGGTAGGACCGGTCATGGTGAAATGCTCCTAGTTGACTTCAGAGAAGAAGGGTGTTATTACGACAGCGTGACCGAGGTGAGGCGAACGACGCGCCACGCCGAGCCGTTCCAGACGAGCTCTGCCATGTCTGCCGCCGCGTTGAACGCGAGAGAAGTGCCGGGAGTGGCGCCGGTCTGGTCCACGAAGGTACCAGTGACCGAGCCTGCGGGAGTGTTGGTCGCCGCGTCACATGACAGCACCTTCTCCTGACCGATGTACGTGCCATTCGGCAGCGCTCCGGTCTTGGTGCCGTCGATCGAGAGGTACGTGTACTTCGCCGTCGCGGACGGAGCCGTCGTGCCAAGCACGATGTCCTCGTAACCGCCACCGACGCTGTAGCCACTCGCCGTCGGGAGAAGCAGGATCGCACCGACCTGGCCGACGGTTCCACCCTCGACGCAGATGCCCTTCGCGAGACCGTTGGCGACGTCGGTCGCAGAAGCGGTGACCGCGCGGCCGGACGCGTCCGACTTGACCGCGTCGCCCTTGCTGACCGTACCGCCGAGCTTCCACTGGGCGACGCCCTGGAA